GTTTTCCAACTTCAAGACTAACACCCATTACAGCAATCGCAGTTGTCGCTCCAGCAAAGATTGACATCAAACCAACGATACTGTAAAAGGCGGCTACTGTAGATATTGCTAATGCTGTAAAAAGTGTGAGTAATCCAAAAAACATTAGTTACCAAAAAAACTTTCTAGAGTTGCGATGTGTTTCATTTTCCAACCTACAGCATCCATTATGTTTGTCATAGGTTCAGTAAATGATTTTTCAAACATCTTATCATAGTCAATATATTCTTGTATTCCAAATTCATGAGGAAGTTGATTGAGAATTGCAATACTTTCACCGCCCGTTGTATTCTGTTTCTTGAGATAAGCAAACTTTATCTTCTCACCATCTTTGATTGTAGGATAATCATTTACTAGTTTGTGATCTTTCAAGAGTTTGTTGTAAAGTAACGCAGCTTTGACATGAACAGGAGCACCTTTTTTGTGAAGATGAGCAGCATCGTGATATTTCTCAAGACCACGAACCGAGCGAGGAAAGAAGATTTCTTCTGCTCCCAATGTCATAAACTCTTTACGAAAATCATCAATGTATGATATAACATCATCTTCAGTTCCATTCATAATAATCTTAAAGAGATGTTTCATCTTCTCTTTACAAGCAGTGGGAGTTGAACTTCTTATTGCATCCACTCCCATCATTTTGAGTTTAGGTTCTTCGTATCTCACACCCTCTGAATCATACACATTCAAAATGTATCTCTTCTTGGCTGTCCAGAGTGCTTTGTCTGCAAGATTCTCTCGTTTCATTACCATCTTCTGTTCAAACGCATTTACATAAGAACCAAGATTATCATAAGATTTATCAATAACCTTTTCCATCTGCTCAGCACAAACCTTATCGAGAAAATCAATCACTTTGTTCTTGTCTTCTATGTCATCACCATACACTTGTTTCACAAGGTCATCCATGCAGATATAAACGGAATCAGTATCTACCGCAACAACATAATCTTTTTCTTCTTCTGGTTTTAGTACCTCATTCAGATAACGATTGATTTCTTTCTCAATCCACTTGATAGACAACTGACCTGAAGTAGTAATGGCTTCTGCGATTCGTTGATCAAAGTATCGGAAATGTTGATTACCCATCGCACCAAATGCCGAGTTGAGAGTAATCTTTAGATTGTTCTGCATATTGTGATACTTGGAAATGAGATGAGATAGTTTTCTCTTTTCTTTTCTATCCTTCTCTTTCTCCAACTTCTTCTTTGCTTCGATCATCAACAATTTGTATTTGACACGATTGTCATATAGTTCTTGCATCATCTCTGGAAGAAAACCTTGTTTATCCGTCTTGTAAAATTCGTTGTTAGGAGTATAGGTTACTTTGTATTTTGTCAGTGCTTGTAAATCCATTGATTCATCCAGCAATCCATTCACACCTGGCCGTGTGTCTTTGATAAGTTGTAACTCTTTTGGCAACTCATCAGTAATCAAAGTTTCAGGAGAAATATTGTAACCCATTATGAGATGAGGATACAACGAATTCAAGTCAAAGTTCACAACCCAATTATGAGCACCAATTTGTGGGTCTTTCACATACGCACCTTCAAATTGAGAATCTTTACTGGAATGTGTTTTGGGTGGAATTACAATGTTCTTCCTCAGAAGATTGTTGTAAATCAGAGTATCCCACATCCGAACTTGACCGAATGTATTGCTGTAATTTACTTTACTCAGATAAGCAAGTGAGATTACCATTTCAAGTAGTTTCATCTTACCTTCAAGTTGTTCTACCAACTCCACATCTTTAATATTGTATTCTATAAACTTCTGATAATCGTTTTTGTAAAGAAGATGGAGAGAACCTTGCTCGGAATAATCCAATTTACGTTCACCCAATTCTACAAAGGCGATATGGTCAAGTCGATACGACTCTTGGTTGATGTAAGTGAATTTACGATATGTAGAAAGATAGTCAAGAGTTTCCACACCCATAATAGAATATGCCTGAAGTTCCTTACCTCCCATACCATACATTGTGTACTCTCTTACCTTTCTCCAAGGCGAAAGTAATTTCGATGGGTCTTTTCTAGCATCAAATAATCTTTTAGCACGATTGACAAGATAAGGAATATCAAATGTCTCTATGTTCCATCCTGTGACAATATCTGGAGATTCTTTATCCCATATCTCAAAGAACTTCTGTAGTAATGCTCGTTCACTATCGAATCGGAAATAGAAAACATTCTTTCTATCGTGAACAAATTCACCTCTACCGAAAACAAAACACTTCTTGTCAACCTTGATTGTGATTGCTGTTACTTCTTCGTTAGCAGTTTCGATATTAGGAAACCCATTCTCAGAGCCAGTCTCAATATCAAGATACGCAATACGAATCTTCTCAAAGTCATAGTTGATATGTTCTTCTGGAAAGTGTTCTGCGATAAAGGAGAACTCCCATTTATCGTTTCCGTAAATACTGAAGTTGTCGATATCTTTGTATTTGCGAAGGAAGTCACGACACTCTCTCATAGTTCCTGGCTGGATTTCTCCAACTGGTTTACCTTCAAGAGTGCGGAATTTGGTTTCTTCTTTTGTGGGTATGAATAAGGTAGGGTGGTATTCTATTCGGTCTTTGAATCTTTTTCCGTCAGAAGATATACCACGAAATAGTATATTATTTCCTAGTGAAACAACGTTAGTGTAGAAACTCATTTATTATTTTTCATCAAGATTATTTTCGATATTGTTTGACTTATTTAATTTATTATAACATATTGTAACGTGTTTGTCAATCCAATTCTTACTTGTATTGAATTGACCGATAAAAAATAAAAATTCTAAGTAAGTTGACCAGAAGTATTTCATAATTATTTCCTTATGATAGAAGACCGGGCTTGTATGCTGTTTTTCCATTTACTCTCAATGCTGTCATTGTTTTACTACGATTACTCCCATCAAGAACATATGAACAATGAATCCATCCACTATTTGGATCAACTCCGTCATAAAATTCTAGAATGAGTTGGTCAAATTCTAAGTGTTTTTCAATCCATCTTGCGAGATCTGGATTTGAAATTCGTGTTGATTCAAAGTCTGCTGCTTGACCATTGCAATGCTGACTTGTTGATGAACCGCCTACTGCCTTATTTAATGCAGGAGAACGATATCCGCTATTAATACGAATAACTCCAAATTCTTCTCTTACTGGTTGTAGGATAAAATTACAGAGATTTGTTAGATTGATAACGTGTTCTCTTGTTGCATCATTTGAGATACCCAAACGATTAGCAGTTGAACTTTTTATCATTTCTTGATACCCAAAGTTTTTCGATAGGTGTCCGTTATAAGATGGTTTCTTAGTTGCCATTGTGTTCTCCTAAGATGGGTTTATATCAATCGAACCATCGGTAGGATTGTATGTAACTGTGAATGATTTTTCAATTGGTTTGAGTGTTCCGTCTGCTTTGGTGATAGGTAACCTACCTTCGACAACAGCCATCAATGCCTCTTTAGCATTTGTGAATTCATGTGCTGGATCTTCTTTTATGGCTTTGTCTAATTCTTTTTGTGCTTCTTTTGGAAGTAAATCATCTATCATACTTTCAACGTGTTCTGTTGCTAAGTCTGTTGCTTTGTCTATAACAAGACCAGAGATGACATTGAACAGTAATAGAGGTAACATAATATTCTCCTAATAATTTAAAATAAAAAAACCCCTCCAAAGTATTTATCTTTGAAGGGGCGAGAGAGATTATCTTCTCAATTTCAATAACGGATTGACGATTGTTATAATCCGTGGTTTCTTTTCATCTGGTATAATTTTTTCCAGAGTGATGTTAAGAAGACCGTTCTCGAACTCTGCTCCCTTCACAACAATGTCATCAGCGAGAGTAAACTTACGAGAGAAAGCACGATTTGCTATTCCTCTATGAACGTAATCTGGTGTGTCCAGATTTTGTTTTCCCTTTTCGCCTACTGAGCGAACATGGAGAACGTTTTCTGTAAGTTCTATTTCTACATCTTTTTCCGAAAACCCTGCAAGGGCAATCTCAATGACAAAATTAAAGTCATCTTCTTTTCGGATGTTGTAGGGTGGATATGCTCCACCATCTTGTTGTGGGAAGTTTGCGACACGATTGAACATAGAATCAAATCCAATGGATAATCCCATGAATCGTTCTAAATCGTTTGCGGTAAATGCTGAGTGTGGTGCTAATGTAACCATAATTCCTCCTTATATAAGCAAGGTTGGTATTGAAGAAATCTCAATCCATAGCACTGGACTTGAGATTGGTTGCGAGACTACCACTATGGTCAGCCTCAATCTCGCCATCCTTCACCTTTACATAGATGATGGAAGCGATGTCTTAAAATCGTAAAATATAGTTTGAACAATGAATCTTCTGAATAACTTCCAGAACCATTCACTATTAGTTTATACTTTGTTTTCATAGTTATTTATACCATTTAATTTAAAATATTCTCATTAGATTGTTCCTCATCGTTATCTTTCATGAAAGGAGTAATCGAATTCACATCTCCTGTAAATTTATCT